GCTATTGGTGTGACATTCTCTTTGCGTAAGAACTTCTCTACTAAAGGTGGCAAAGTCACATGGTCTAATGGAACCCAAGCTGCAATCGGGAACTCGTCATACTGAGCTGACCTCATAACCCAGACATCGTAAAGGCTAATAAATAAGTTTGGCTTGTTGTGTTCGGCAATAAACAGTTTGTGGTCTAGTGGGCCAGAGTCGTTTGAGTATTGGTCTAAGCCTCTTGGGTAATGTGGGACTTTGCCGTAAGGGGTTTGTATTGAACTCGGTATTCCCTCAAGACCATAGTTAGACAACATGGCGACATCGAGGCCCGAACGCTTTAGGCGGTCAATTAGCATCGTGACCTGTTGGCCGTATCCAGTAGGTGCGTTGTAACTGTTAGACCAGACGCTTACAGCTCCAGTCAGTTTTTCTTTATTCGTAGGCATAACAAAATGATAGCAAAAAAAGGCAGGGGCCACAGTCCTACGCTCTGTGACCCCTGTTACCTCAAGTTTACTGGGTTGCTGATAAGCTAGTAAAAGACCCCTGCGATGCAGAAACATCCAGGGGCATGAGCAGACTTACAAGGAGTCCACTATGACCGAGTATAAGGCTTGTAGCAAGTGCAAGCAAGTAAAGCCGACATCTGAGTTCGGCATTCATCGCAAGACCTCTGATGGGTTCTATTCTCAATGTCTTGTATGTCATCGTAAGTCTAGGGCAGAGTATCGCAAAAGACACTCAGGCACAATCAAGATTGAGCAAGCCGAGCAGTATGCGAAAAACAAAGAAGCCAGAAAAGCGTATGCAGTCGCTTGGCAAAAGGCTAACCCTCAAAAGTTTAAGCATTACATGAGCGTTTCTAAAAAAAGAAATAAGGAAGCAATAGCAGCAAATACAAGGCGTAGAAATGCGCGGCGTAAGGCTAATGGAATTTATGCCATAGCTAAAAAAGAGCTAATCAAACTTGGTCAAGGGCCTTGCTTTTACTGTGGGTCAAAAGACCGAATAACTATTGACCATGTGGTTGCTATTGACAGGGGTGGGACTGACTCGATTGGCAATCTAGTTCCAGCCTGTAAATCTTGTAACAGCCGTAAAAGACAACTGACAATTATGGAGTGGCGACTTTACAATCAAAGGAAAACCCCCCTGAGCTAATGCCCAGAGGGGTTCCCAAGAAAGAACTAGCTGTTAGCTAGCCCCCCCTTTAAAGTACCCGATGTGGGTAGCGTGGGTTAGTCCACCATCAAGTCTGATTAGACCGCGGTATGTAACAGTGTCTGTGTTGAAAGCGAAGTCGGTTGACTGGTCAACGCGGATTCCACCTGCAACTCTTACCTTGAAGCTTGGTAGGTGTCCGAATAGGACCGACTTAGCTGCTGTTCCTACTGCTGCGACATTTGGGTTCTCGTAAACTGGGTAGCCAAGCAAGGTTGCTGGCTGTCCTGGTACTGCTGAGTTGGTCCAGATGTAGTTTCCTGCACCATCCTTCAGCTTGCGAGCTGCTGCGATACCTGACTTGCTCATCTGGAAGCCTAGACCTGGAAGTACACGAGCGCCATCGGCGATTCCGTAAACCAAGTCAATTAGGTTCTCGTATGAAGCGGCTCCAGAAACACCAGTTCCACCAGTTACTACTGAGCCTGCGGCTGCGGATAGCTTTGTGGTTAGAACGGAGTTAGCCTGAAGACCTAGAGAGGTTCCTAGCTGTTGTGCAATGTAGCTGGTGATGTTGAATCCAGCGTCAGATACTAGTTCCTGAGCTACCTGTACCAAAGCTCCGTACTTCTCAGCACCAAGAGTGATGGATGAGAATGTTGGGTTGGACTCTGAGATAGTTCCTGCTGCTGCAACTGAACCAGAGGTTGAGGTTGCGGTAACAGTTGGGATTACTAGGTTCTCTCCAGAAGTGGTGTTGAAAACTTCAGAAACAGTTAGCATTGGGCCAACTAGCTGAGCGATTTCGAACACCTGGTCCAGGAAGGACTGGCCTACTGTGTTTGCGCTTGGTACAAGTGAGCGAGATTCACGAGTGAACTCGTGTCCTCTAATGTCACCAGTAGCGATTGCGCGAAGGATGTCAGCGTCAGAGTTTTCTGCAACTGGCATTGATGGAACGAATGAAGCTGCTGCCTCAGACGCGCGAGCTTCGCGGTCTGCTAGCTTGCGAGCGGTTTCGATAGCTGTGTCGGCCTGGTCAATGTCAGCCTCGATACGAGCAATCTTTGTGTTTTCTTCAGCGGATAGTCCACGCTTTTCAGCCTGTGCAATGTCAAGAACTTCTCTTGCCTGTGCGATTAGGTTGTTGCGGGCATCCATCTGAGTCTTAATGAAATCAGACATGATTCTCCTGTAATTAGTTGATTATGGGGGTCCTGCGGTGCTGACACTCAACAGATACAGCGGTGCTTACACTCAACTGTTATCAACCAGTTTATAGGCGAAAAAAAACCCCAGTTCAGAAAGGGGGCTGAACTGGGGGTAAAGAAACTCTATCGGGTTTCTTTGATGTCCACAACTCTAGCTTCTTTGGCTGGGTTGTGGGAGTTCGTGTTGTCTAGTTCCCAAACAGCTTGTGCTAGCTCATCTGCCATGTCAGCGAATACGCCAACCGAAGGGTTGCCAGCGGCTTTTAGGATAGCTCTCTTGATTTCTTCTTTGCTTGCCATGTTAAATCCTTTTCATTAGAAGGTCAAATTGCTTCTGCTTTAGGTCGAGGATGGACAGGCCGTTGTCCTCTACCTCTTGTACCTCTGGCTGTGCCTTGAGTTTGGCAACAACATCAGTAATCAAGTTTGCGTTCTTTTCGTCTAGTTCTTCGCCAGACTCTAGCTTTAGCAGTGCGTCAGCTAGCTCATCTGCGTTGATACTTGGAGCTGACCGAACAGTTGCGGTTGTAGCTGAGTAGGCGGGGAAGCTCACGATACTTGTTTCAAAAAGTCTTACTGATTCCAAAGTTCTTGTCTGCCCATCTCTTGACCAACTGTCTTTGATTACATTGAAACCAAAGCTCATTGAGTCTATAACCTTAGTACGCAATAGCTCTGCAATGTCACGACCTCGTGTCGTGTTTGGAAGCTTAGCTGTGACTCTTAGTCCAACCGAATCTTCAACAAGTTGCATAGTGCCACCTCTTAGGGAAGCAAGAGGCTCGCCTGAGTCGTGGTTCCAAAGAAGCTTGACCTCGTTGCGAGATTGTAGGGAACGCTTGAAAGCTCCAGGGGCAACATACTCGATGAAGCCACCAAGGTCGTCAGATGGGCTGTTGAAAACAGATGCGTAACCAGTAAAGGTCATGCCGTCACCCTCAGACCTGATTTCAAAGTCAACGCTGTTGGTTCTTATCTCTGGCTCTTTAGCTTCAGGCTGTGGGCCGTCAATCTTTAGCTGAATTGCTCTAGCTACATCAAGCCACTTGTTTTTATTGTCCATGCTGTTAGTTTCCTCTTGTCTAATCCTAGCAACTACCGAATCAGCGTAGTCTTTGGTTCTCTGTGCTGCTCTCTTGCTTGGCCCAGAACCCCAAAGTAGGTGAGCAACAACACCAGCAGAAGGATAGTTCTCAGACTGAGGGTCTGCGTTAGGTGAGTCAAGGTCAACAAGGTGTCGAGCAATCCAAGCAGCTATTCTTATCCACTTGTCATCGCTTACGCGACCTTCAGCCATTTCCCTAGCTTCTCTGATTGTCTTAGGGGTTACGCCGTCACCAGCTAGACCTTCTTCGTAGTATTCAAGTCCACGCCGAGCTGCTGCTCTCATGTAAGCAGGGGCTTCTTGGTTTATGGCTCGTTCTTCATCGGCTGATTCCCAAGCGTTGCAGTAGTAGCCACCATCAACAAAGTCATCCCATCGCTCACACCAGGCTTTGTCGCCTTCTGCGTTTACGCGAGATTCGTCAAAGAAGAAACAGTTGCCACAAGCCCTGCCCTCTGGAACATCCTCGGCTAGAGCTGGTCTGTAATTGTCAGGAAGGTTGCTTTCTTCTTCAGGCTCGTCAATTTCTTCGACTTCTTCTACCTGAAAGGCAATCATCTTTGGGGTAGGTATCTTTTCCAACTGGAAAACATTTATGACCATCATTTTGTCGGATGGTGTAAAGATGCCGTCTTCGTAATCGAACAACCGAACCACAGCGAACTGACCCTCGACCATAACAATCTGAGCAGCTACTTTAGGGTCTAGTGGCGACCAAGAAACATAGTCGTCAATAGCTAAAGAACCGATTGCTGCTCTTTCGCCAACAAACTCAGTGTCTTCGGCAATGCTGATAGCAACAGCCTGGTCAATGGCTGATTCTTTTGTGTCGTGGCAGGCAACTAGCTCGCCGTCTTGTTTCTCGACAGCCCAGTTAGAACACTCCGAGTTTTTATCTGTGATGTAGTACGGCATTAGACCTGCTTCAAGAATCCGAGTTTGAGGTTTGCTTTGTTTGCTACTGCGTAAAGCTCTGAAGATGGCGACATTTGAAACTGTAAGGTTTCTAGCTTCAGGAGCTGCATACCATCGTTGATAGTGACACCAGGGCCACCGATAAAGATGCCGTCATCATTGTTCATGTTGTGAATAGTCAACCGAAAGTCTGATGTGCTTGTGCCATCAACAAGTGTTGCGACTGTACCAACAGTTAATTGACCTGAGCTAATAACAGCCATTGCTAAGCCTCGTAAACGGCTTCTGGGTCCTCTGGGTTTACCTGAGCAACACCTTGTAGCTGAACCGAAGGCAAACCTGTGTGAGCAATCTCTGGAAGACCGAGTGCGGCGAGTGCTTCGCTTGGTGAGAATCCAGACTGGACAAGCTGAGTCAGCATGTACATCTTCTTCTCGTCAGTGATTACCTGAGTGTCAGCCAAAGCAATGTTAGCTAGTGGCACTCTGTACTGGTCGCCATTGTCAACAGGTGGCAAATCTTCTAGTCTGCGTACATCGTTGGTCGAGTAGAAGCCAGCCTGAGTACCAACCGAGTATGACCGAATCCTAGCTTCTAGGTCTGCGCGTAGTAAGTCGTTGAAATTGAACTTGATAAAAGCATCGCCTGGCAGTAGGCGAGAAAAAGCCGCCTCTACTTTTTCGGCCATTGGCCTTAGTGTCATAGAAATAAACTGCAAGTTATTCTGTTCAACCGAAGCATAGCTAGCAGTGCCAGGAACGCCAAGAAGATGTAGTGGGACATTGAAAGCTCTTGCGATTTCTTCTACTGCAAACTTGCGTGACTCTAAAGCTTGTGAAGATTCTGGGTCAGTCTGAGTAGAAACAAACTTAGCCCCGCCAGATAGAACACCAGTCTTGTGTGCGCGTCTTGTTCCGTTGCGGTGACGAGCATCAAAGCCGTCAGCGAGTTGTTTTGCTTGTTCTGAAGTCAGGTTGCCAGGAAACTCGATAACGCCAGCCGCAGAAGCTCCAGTACCGAAGAATCTTGATGCGTAGTCGCTAAGTGCGATGTTTAGACCGAGTGATTGCTTTAGTGTTTCTACTCTGCTTAGACCCTTTAGGTCGCCAG